CCAAGTCTTTGGGCTTGCCCTCTTGATGTAGTTCCTATTGCTCTGACAGTTTTTACAACTGAACCATATTTATCTCTAGTCGTTTGCTCTGCCTGTACTGTTTCATAATCAATCTCTTGAGTTTCCATATCAAAATAGGCAACATTTATTACTGTGTGTCTTGCTTTTCTACTACTTCCAAAATATGTAAAACCTTGCTCAGTTACATTTGATAAATTAAATAAATATTTACTTGTTGCTGGCTGGTCATTTGCAACCTCTATTGTCCCAGCCCCAAAGTATGCAATGCCTCTAAAAACAGAACAAAGCTCATTAATAACATTAAATGCTTCCTTAGCAGTGGTGATATTTATATTTGTCTGAAAACGTGGCTCCTGTCCATTCTGACCATCATTAACAAGTTCATTACAATATTCACTCACACTATAAAAAGAATATTGATTCAAGTTTGATTCTGATATTCCCGCCCCATATCGATCATTTGTCAATAAATTAAATAAAATCCAAGATGGATCGCTTGTCCATTCTGGATCTGTTTTGAATGTTCCGTTGAAAGTTCCGCTGTATGTAATTCTTCCATTACTTAAATCAACAGTCGCATTGTGTGGGATTTTTACCTTTATTCCTCTTATACGAAATGTTCTTCTAGGTATTCTGGGGAACTGTTCTGAATCTATCCGTAAAGCGATATGAGCAGTATTTGGATATGTCTGCGGTGCTTTTAACAACTCAGTCATTGTCATAAATTTAAAAGCATTTTGTAATTTTGTATCTGTGCTGTCTGCGGTAATTCTTTCAACTCTTACAACAACAGGGAAAGAGGCATTTGTAGGCAAATCAAATTCATAGTCTCTGTTGTATGCGTTTGAAGCTCTGCCCCTAACAACGTCTGTGATATGAATTGTATTTGTGCCATCATTCTGTACCGTTTTTATTTGAAGTTGAACCTCTGCTCCAGAGATATTTCCATTATCTTCAAATGTTTGTAAAGCTTGAAATTGAACTGTTATTCTTACAGTTTCAATAGAGGTATCTGTTATTGTTTCTTCTCTTGGGTTTGAAGTTGTAACAGTAAGTCCATTTACTGTTGTTCTTTCAATATTTCTAACACCATTTATTTTTGTTTGACTTGAACTTCCGTCCCGAAAATCAAATTCAACACCTTTAAAATTAAAAGAAGAATCAGGTGGGCTTGAAACGTCCGCTGCCTCTTGTAAAACTTGTGTCCCATTAAGGAATACATCTTTTAAAAAATGATTTAGGTAGGCATCAGATGTCTTATCTGTGACACCAGCTTTGCTTGCTGAAACTGATCCCTCAATCTGACCTTCCGATATAATCTCTATTAAAGTTGAAAATTGTTTGCTAGAAAGTGCGTCCTCTGGTAAATCAGGATTATTGAAAACTGTATTTTGATCTAAGTCTTGAAGTCTAGGCATTTTAATCCTCTTTTACTTGGACAGTATCAACACCATTTGAAATGGTTATTGACCCGACAAAAATTTCCCCAAAGACACAGTTGACTGGAATACCTGCTCTGCTGACATTTGTAAGCCCTGTAAAAGAATAATTACTAGAAAAGGCTGAGGGGTCGGTTTCGTCCATACCACTCCCTCCTCTGTTGTTTGTTTGGTTTGGAGTAAGCATATCTGTTATTCCCCCAATAACTAAAGAAGTTCCAATAGAGGTTAAAACAGACGCAGCAACAGTAGCCAAGACACCTCCAGATATAGCACTTCCTCCAAGTAAAGCACCAATTCCAAGAATAATTCCAAAAAAATTACCATGTGCTATTGGTATTATCTGTATGTCTCCGTCCATTTTCATAGATAAGTTTTTTTCTGATATTTCTTTTCCTCTTACTTTGATGCAATAATGCTGATTCGCCATGTGTTTCTCTAAACCTTTAAAATTGCATTTCAAAAAAGAAATCGCATCTATAGGCTTTTGAACTTTAGCCTCAAAATATTTTTGATTATTGCAGAACTTTTTTAAAGGCCCATATACTTTTATTTTAGTTAACATTGCTTATCTCTGGATCTATATAGATAATACTCTTTGTGTTTGGGTTTACAAGATAAAAACGTAACTCAAGAGCATTACATGATGCCTTATCTGCTGGCGAAAATTCCATATTAAATTCTGGGTGACTATGAACAATTCCGATTATCTCATCTACTGAATCCTCACATATAGCCCAGTCATCTGGTTCAATGACAAAGTTTGCAACGTCATGCTTAAAAGCGACATTTCTACAAGGCCAGTAATCAATCTCCCCTTTATCTTTTACTAAAAGTCCACAGCACTCCAAAGGCTGTTCTTTTGTTGCGTGTTCAAAAGCTTTTTCTTTCCACATAATCATTGATTGATAAATGTACCAACTCCAGCAAATTCAGTTCTTAAAACTTGTCTAGCTGGAATTTTTTTACCAGCTAAATCAATCTCTGAAACAAGTTCAAATTCAACAAAATTTCTATTTTCTTGGACTTTCCTGTCAATGAAAAATATTTCTTGAGGTAGTTCATCATCATTTGGAGTACCAAAAGGATTTGAGTTGCCTGTAAAGTTTACAGCATCAAGACTGCTGGCTAAAGTTCTAATTCTTGTAAACTTCGCACCTATGAGGTCATTTTGATTTGTCGTTTGATTAACAATAATCATCAAATCAGAAACTGTTAAAACTTGACTGTCATGAGTCAAACCTACCAAGTTTGCAATTTTAAACATTGGTCTTGGGATTTGACCTTTTGAAGAAAATTCAAAACCAGACGCTTCAACAGGAAACTTTTGATAAGTATTACCTCTCCAAACTATGTCAACATTTGTATCTAATTTTGTTCCACTATGAAATCTTAAAACGTCAGTGCTTCCATGTAGATTTTGAAATAGCTCTAAAACAAAAAGTTCAATCAAACTACTTGGATTAATGCTTTGTAATTCAGAAACAGGAATAGCCATTACGGTTCTTTGACCTCCTCAAAAGTAAGGCTCATAACAACTCTGCCATTTGTAACAAGAGTTCTGGATCTTCTAGTGCAAATAAATTCTGGTGATGCTGATAAATCAGGCAAAACATTTTGTCTAAAAGTAGTGCTTACGTCAAAACTTGCTTGATCGTCAAATCTTGCATTAAGAAAATCATTTATTGTTTTTGACACAGCAGTAGTAACATTAAAAGTCATTCTTAAAGATATAAGTCTTTTGTTTGTTGGCAATCCAAAAACTAAACGCTGCTCATATCCATCACCGAATTTAATCCTTTGACTTTTTTGGTCTGTATCTTCAACGCTTGAATATGTCGGTAAGACATCTGGAAAGGTTGCCATTATGCTAATAAACCTCCTACTCTTTTTTGTTTGATAAGTTCTGATTGTATAGCAGCGGCGATTTGTTCGCCTAACTGATTACCTTCAGCAGATGAACCACTAACAGACGATCCTGTAGCGTCCACGCTAACTGAAATATTATTGACTATAGAATCGCCTCCACCACCTATTGCACTGTTTGGAACAATAGTCCCTGCAACTTTAGGAACAAATAGTTCTGGCCCTCTTTCACCTACAATAGAGGCTTTTCCTACAGGTGGCCTTCCGCCATCTGCAAACAATCCTCCAAGTATTCCACCAAGAAAGCCACCAAGCCCTTTTCTTTCTCCACCGCTTGCGCTCTTACCAAATGCCTCTCCAAAGCCACCAAGAACCTTATCTATCTGTGCGTCAATAATTTTGTCTCTGATCCGATTCAATACATTTGTCATGGCCTCTCCGAATGACTTAGCTCCAGTTATAGCGTCCCTAAGATTATTTTTTATACTGCTTTCAATTTCCTCTCCCACAGCCATCATTTTTTCTTTAAGCTTATCTGTTTCCTCTTGTTGTTTTTTAAGAGACTCTTCTGCTTTTTTATTTTCTTCATTTTGTTTTTTCTTAGCTTCAGTAATTTTTTCTTCTGATTCCAAAGTTTTTTGCCTTCCTTCCAACATTCTTAATTGTGCCTCTGCCTCTTCTAAAGCTCTTGCTGCTCCTCTTTTTGCATTTCCTCTTGCTTTTTCAAGTTTAGCCTCTAATTCTTCTACAGCTTTTTTTTGTTTATCTATAGCATCTGTGACCTCTTCTGTTCCACCTTCATTGATTAAATCTTGAAACTCTTTTGCTTTTCTTCTGGCTTTCATAAATGCAGTTGCCAAAGCCCCAACACCAACAACAAGCAAACCTATTCCAGTTGTTGCCATAGCTATTTTTAATGCTCCAAGAGCAAGAGTCGTCTTTCCTATGCCACCAGCGGCCAACAGTGCAGATGCTTGCAATGCAGTAAGACCTCCAGAGGTGATAAGGCTTTGAACACCAACTGCATTGACAGAAATCAAAAGACCTTTAAATGCGGCTGTTGCAATGGGAATAGCAACGCCCAATAATTTAACAGCCACAGCAATTTTTGTAATTAATATTGCAGCCTGTCCAGCATCTGTTTCAACAAATTCTAAAATTCCATTTATTAAATCAGTCAATAATTTTGTTACACCTTCAACTGCTGGTCTTAACTCAGTTCCAAAAGCAATGGCTAGATCCTGTGTCGCATTTTGAAAGTTTTTAAATATCTGTGTAGGATCATTTGCAAGTAGTTCTTCTAAGAAACCACTTCCCTCTTTTCCTATCCTTCCCAAAGCTCTAAGGACAACATCACTTGTCAGCTTACCTTCAGCCGCTAATTCTTTAAGTTTTCCAATACTTACGCCTAGTTCTTCTGCTATTGGTGCAAGGATTGTTGGCACTTGTTCTGAAATGCTCCTAAATTCATCACCAGCCAGCCTTCCTGAGCCGAGAGCCTGTGCTAATTGTCTAAATGCGTTNGANGATTCTATNGCNGATGCACCAGCTAATTTTGCTGCTGTATTAAATCCAAAAAATACAGTCCTTATATCATCAACACCAACTTTTAGTGGAGCTAGTCTTGCTGTAATATCTGTAACTCCTTCAAGAGCTTCAATCGTACTTAATCCAAATGCTTTCTGAGCATCTTTGGCGATCTGTAATGATTTTGCAAATGATCCGCTTTCTTTTGTAAGCAACCCTAATCTTATTTTCAACTTATCAAAAGTTGCTGATGCGTTTACCGCCTGTCTTGCAACAACTGTTATGCCAAGACCAGCAATAGCAGTTCTTAGCCCACCAAATGATTTCTGTAATGCGTTAGTTTTTTGTTGGACACCATTTAAAGCCCTTGTCGCACCGCTGGCATCAACTTTTAACCTAACGACTGACTCTGCCACAAATAAAAAAAACCTTTATCCTATATTACCTTGAATTGCGTTTTTGTCGTTGCAATGCCCTCTTTTCTTCGTCATGTTTTATTTCATAATATCCAGCCCAATATATAAGCTCTGCCTCAGTCATATTGTGCCTGAGTTCTTGTACTGTCTTACCAAGTTCTGTTGCTAGGAAAAACTCAAACCGAAGCCAAGTATCCCCTTTTATTCTTTTTTTGCTGTGTCTATATCAAGCTTGATGTCATTCAAGAAAAGCTCAAGATCATTTAATACTTTTTCTGGAAGTTGTCTTTGCAACATAGGGGCATCTGACATATCAAAAGCTAAAGTTCCATCTTCTTTCTCTGCCATTTGACAAAGTAGTTGAGTTGATACAACCAAAGCATCAGCATTTGGGCCAGCTAATTGCTGTGCTTTTACCCTTGCATATCTTGTGATCGGTTTAAAGTATAAAGTCATAATGACTTCATCTTTGGAGTTTTTTACGTCAAACTTACGTCTTGTGACCATTTCATCTTGAAACGCCCCAAGCAATACCTCTGCGGTTCTTTTAGTTGCCATAAATAAATGCGAAGAATTTTACTTTT